CATATTCTCGGCATGATGTGCGTTCGTTCTGACCTTACTTATCAACAGGGTCTACACCGTATGTTCTCGCGTGATACGCGCTATGACTTCTACTTCCCGGCTCTCGCTAATCTCGGCGAACAGGAGGTCTACAACAAAGAAATATATGCACAAGGTTCTTCGGCTGATGCTGAAGTATTCGGCTATCAAGAGCGATGGGCGGAGCTGCGTTACGGTCGCTCCATTCTCACTGGTCGTATGCGTTCCAATGACCCTGTAAGCCTCGATGTGTGGCATCTAGCGGAAGAGTTCTCTTCCCTGCCTGCATTGAATGCGTCGTTCATTGAGCAAAATACTCCCGTTGAGCGTGTTGTGGCCGTAACCAGCGAGCCCCACTTTAAGGCTGATATCTATGGTGAGGGCGCTTGGGCGCGTCCTATGCCTCTCTATTCTGTCCCAGGTCTAATGAACAGGTTTTAAACAACGGTACTTATTCTTTTTACTTCTCTTTCTTATAGGTAATAGAAGTGTGTCGGGGTGTGGGGCAGAGCCCCACGAAAACTCAACGGAGGAAACTATGCTATCGCTCAATAGACTGTGTTCAAACTTATTCGGTACTTACGGAGTATTTATCTATGATCGTAAAGTTATATGTTGCTCCTTGGAACTACCATGGCTTGGAAATATCCAAGATAAATCGTGTATCCCTGTCGGGGAGTATCCCGTCCATAAAGCTGTCTCTCCCCGCTACGGTCAAGTGTTCTATATCAAAAATGTGCTGTTTCGGGAGGGCATTCTAATTCATCCCGGCAATACTATTAATGATACTCGTGGCTGTATTCTTCCTGGTCTTTCTACTTCTGATTCTTGTGTCGGTGTTATTCACTCTCGTCTCGCTATGGATCGTCTCTACTCTGTTCTTCCTTCTTCTTTCACTCTAACTATAAGGAATGTCTAACATGCAATGGTTCGTTCAAAATTGGGATGCTATCTATGCTCTCCTTGGTGTCGTCGTCGGCGGCGTTATCGGTATTACAACTCCTCGTCGGAGTAAATAATGTTCGGTGAGCTTGTCTCTGCTGCGGCTTCTATCTTCGGCGGCGAGCGTGCAAACGCTGCTAACGCTAAGGCTGTTGCGTCTGCTAATAAAACTAATCTTCGTATAGCCCGCGATCAAATGGCCTTTCAAGAGCGTATGAGCAATACGGCTCATCAACGCGAGGTCTCGGATCTAAGGGCTGCTGGCCTTAATCCTGTTCTCTCAGCCAATGGCGGTGCTTCTTCTCCTGCTGGCGCTTCTGCTGTTATGCAGGCTCCTTCCTTTGAGGACACTATTTCTAAAGGTGTTAACTCTGGTATGGCTGCCCGTCGTCTTAAAGAGGAGATGGCTAATCTTAAGGCTGATACAGGTAAAAAAGTCTCTGAGGACTTCAAGGCTCAATATGATGCCGCGCGCGCGCGCGAGGAAACTCGCTTAATTGAAATTCAGCAGGAAATTGCTCGTTCTCAGGCTACATCTGCAAGGGCTACTGCTCGTGTCGCTGATGCTCAATCTAAAGTCGAATCTGATTGGTATCGTAGTAGGTTAGGTCGTCTTTCTACCGCCCTTGATAAACTCAACCCTCTTGGCGTTTTAAATGATTCACGTCCTCGGGGTGGAGGTGTGACTATTAATCGTTAACTCTTGCAAAATTAATTGAAAGGAACTAAAAATGTCTACAGAACGGATACAAACTCATGAAATTGGTCAAGTTGATATTGTTGACTCTGGTGTGCGTGTACGCGGTCAGCGTCGTCGTGTTAGCAGTGTCGTTCGCGGTCATTCCTTAACCAAACAAGCGGATAAGGATCGCGCAAATATTCACGCAATCTTGGGGCGCTATCAAAAAACCGGTCTTCTCCCTCAGGTCACTGCTCAGCCTCTTGCTGAAATCATCCCTTCTGTTGAAAGCTTTCATGAAGCTATGAACATTGTTACATTCGCCCAGCAATCCTTTGAGGCTCTGCCTGTCGCTGTGCGTCAAAAATTTGAAAATAATCCTGCAAAACTTCTGGAATTCGTCTCAGATCCAAAAAATAACGATGAACTCGTTAAACTGGGGCTCGCCAATGCCCCAGAAAAAGCTCCTGCGGAGCAGGGCGCGTCTCCCTCAGCAGCGGGGCCATCTGCGCCTCCTGAGGGCGGCGCTGCCCCCGCGGAGGGCTAAAAAGCCGGAGGCCGTACAGTTACCCACTAGATGTAACTGTACGGACTGACCGGAAAACTGGTCAGTCTAAAAAAAAATATCTAGGGAAAGGAGGATAAAATGTCAAAGTACAGAAAATCTATGAGCAATCGTAAGTCACAAAAACTGTTCTCGTCTAAGGCGCGTGTACATCCTAAAAATGTTACTCCTCGCCCTATGCGTGGCGGTATTCGTCTTTAAAATTCTATCGGGAGGCTGTCATGCCATGCTTTCATCCTCTCGATGCTTTTCAGTCTCGTATACGTGATCCTCAAACTGGAAAACGTCCCATCACATTCAGTCGTGCAAACTCTGGTGGGCATGATCCTATAAAACTCCCCTGTGGTCAGTGTATTGGCTGTCGGCTCGAGCGTTCTCGTCAATGGGCTATGCGCTGTGTGCATGAAGCTCAAATGCATAAACAAAACTGTTTCATTACATTAACTTTCTCTCCTGAGTATCTCGAAAAAAGGCCCAATCCCATGTCTGTCGACGTTCGGGATTTCCAACTGTTCATGAAAAAACTGCGTAACAGATATGGCTCTGGAATCCGCTTTTATCATTGCGGGGAATATGGAGAAAAAAATGGCCGTCCACACTATCACGCTTGTATTTTCGGCTTCGATTTCTCCGACAAAACCCTTTGGAAAGTGGCTAACGGTCATCGCCTCTATATCTCTCCGAGTCTCACGGAGCTGTGGCCCTACGGCTTCAGTACCATTGGTGATGTTACATTTGAAAGTGCCGCGTATGTTGCTCGGTATATTATGAAGAAAATAAACGGCGATCTCGCTGAAAATCGCTATTATGATCGGCAAACTGGGGAAATTATTAATCCTGAATATACAACTATGTCCCGTCGTCCTGGAATAGGGAAGGGCTGGTTCGAAAAATATTCTTCTGATGTCTATCCCCATGATTATGTGGTTATCAATGGCGTAAAATGCAAACCCCCAAAATACTATGATGGTGTGTTACAAACTGAGCGTCCTTACGAATTTGAGGATATAAAAAATTCTCGCTTGACCCTCGGTGAAAAATATGCTGATAATAACACCAAGTCTCGGCTCGCTGTTCGCGAGCGTATCCAAAAGGCCCGTCTTAAACTCTTAACCAAGTCTCTTGATTAACCAATATACATAAATTGTGTGATAATATATAGTAAGTCCAATCAGGGCAAACCCATTATACTATCATACTTTCAAGCAATTTGAAAGGAAATATTATGCTTCAAAAATTATACATTCTCCATGATTCAAAATCGGAATCTTACACTCCTCCCACTACCCATCCGGCGCGTGGTCAGGCTCTTCGTTCATTCGGTGATGCTGTCAATGAGGTCGGCAATCCTAACAATATGCTGGCTAAACATCCCGGTGACTTCACCTTATTCGAAATCGGTGATTTCGATCTCGCTACTGGCGCTATTAATCTTCATTCCCCGAAGGTTTCTATTGCTAACGGTCTCGACGTAAAAGTCGATCGTACGGTTTAATTGTTTTTGACGGGTCTTAAAGGAGATAAAAATGTTTAATATTATGCAACGTTCAATGCCTTCCACAATGCAACACTCGTTCTCTCAAGTTCCGCGTGCTCGCATTCCTCGTTCTCAATTTCGGCGCAATCACGCCCATAAAACTACTTTCAATGCTGACTATCTGATCCCTTTCTATGCTGACGAAGTCTATCCCGGTGATACTGCTTCAATGCGTTTCTCTTCAATCATTCGTATGATCACACCGGAAACTCCCTTCATGGATAATCTCTATGTGGATTTCTTCTTTTTCTTCGTCCCTAATCGTCTTGTCCAAAATAACTGGCAAAAACTCATGGGCGAACGCGAAAATCCTGACGATACAATCGATTTCGCTACTCCAAAATTAACTTCTCCTGCAGGCGGCTATGTTCCCCCGGATGATTGGTCTTCTGTTACCACTGATGAACTGGCTAGTGCATTACAGGATTATTTCGGTATTCCCACTCGTGTTGCTTCTCTGGAGCATCATAACTATCTCGGTCGGTGTTACAATCTCATCTGGAATAACTGGTTCCGTGATCAAAACCTACAAGATTCTGTCGTCGTCGACAAAGATGATGGTCCTGATACTTATACGGATTACAAACTTCTTAAACGCGGTAAGCGTCATGACTATTTCACTTCTTGCCTTCCTTGGCTTCAAAAAGGCGTCGCTGAAGATCTTCCTCTCGGCACTTCTGCCCCCGTCACTGGCACTGGCGTGCCCGGTGCTCTCGCTGTCTACGGCACTGGAAAAACTATCGGCTTAACTGATGGTACAAACAATCTCGGCGGCTATTTCAACGCCTCTCCATATCTCACAAACGGTACTAATTATTATAATACTAATGTTGGCACTAACACCTCTGCTGGCACTCAAGGTCTGGCAAAAACTGTCGGTATCGTTCAATCTGGTGTATCTGGTATTCAGGTTACTATCCCCACTCTTACTGCTGATCTAACTGCTGCTTCTGGCGTTACTATCGGCGCTCTCTATCAATCATTCGCAATTCAAGACTTACTTCAAACTGATGCACGTGGAGGCACTCGTTATGTTGAACTCATTAATGCACACTTCGGTGTCACTTCTCCTGACTTTCGTCTACAGCGGCCTGAGTATCTTGGCGGCTCCTCTGTTCCTTTTATTGTATCTCCACTCGCGCAAACATCTGAAACGGCTACTACGGAACTAGGCACTCTTGCTGCTACGGCTGCTGCTTCTGTCTCTGGCGTCGGCTTTGTTAAATCCTTTGTCGAGCATGGTCATATTCTCGGCCTGATGTGTGTTCGTGCTGATC